AACTGATAAATATAGTTGTATATTATGTACTATATGTCTAATATACACTTAGGCAAACTAAAACAAACATAGGCACAATAAAGGAGGCTTACATTATGGCATCATTGGCTGAAATAAGAGCGAAGTTGAAATCTCAAGAAGTGAATCGCTCCACTTCCAACACAGGCGGAGACAACGCCATCTATCCACATTGGAATATATCAGAAGGATCAGAAGCAGTGATCAGATTCTTACCCGATAAGGATACAAACAATACATTTTTCTGGACTGAAAGAAACATGATCAAACTACCTTTCGCGGGTATCAAAGGTCAGACTGATTCTAGACCAGTTACAGTGCAAGTACCTTGCATGGAGATGTATGGCAAGACTTGCCCAGTACTAACAGAAGTTAGACCATGGTTCAAAGACAAGAGCATGGAAGACATGGGCAGAAAATATTGGAAAAAGAAAAGTTACATTTTCCAAGGTTTTGTAACAACGAATCCATTAGCAGAGGACTCAACTCCTGAGAACCCAATCAGAAGATTCATAATTGGACCTCAGATCTTTAACATTATCAGAGGAGCATTGATGGATCCAGAGATGGAAGAAATGCCAACTGATTACGTGAAAGGTGTGGACTTCAGGATCACTAAAACAACTAAAGGTGGTTATGCTGACTACTCAACATCAAAATGGTCAAGAAGAGAACGTGCATTAGATGAGGCAGAGAGAGCCGCAATCGAAACACATGGTTTACACAACCTAGGTGACTTCAGACCAAAAGAGCCAACAGAAGCAGAGGTTAAAATAATCGCAGAATTATTTGCGAAATCTGTGGAAGGTGAGGCCTATGATCTTGAGCAGTATGGACAGTACTTCAGACCGGCGGGCGTGGCTTACCAAGGTAAACCACAGGTAGCAGTACCAACAGCATCGGCTCCAGCGGCAACACCAGTGGCAGAGGCGGCTCCTACAGCGGCACCTGTGACTGCAACTGCACCAGCACCACAACCTGAGGCGGCACCAGCAGTGGTGGCTCCAGCAGGCGACAGTGCCAAAAGAGCAGAAGATATCTTGAAGTTGATTAGATCAAGACAAGCAAAATAATCTGACAATGTTATACGAGATCGACGGCAAACCCGCATTTCGTATCGACCTTTATGATCACACCGTCGCCCATAAATGGAAAAAACTGATTGAATCCATTTATGTTGGCGATGGTGAGGACATAGACCATGTAAGATCGTTCTTTGGTTTACGTACACGTGATGAGATCAAAGACATGTTGCTAGATTCTGTTACGAGCATCAACAGTTTTTTAAAAAAGCATTTTATACAAATACCAAAGGAAATTGATTGGGATGACCAAAACTTGTACAACACCTTGCACATAGCATTTGAAAAACTATCCGGAGAGTTTGACAATACTACTAAACTTATGAAAATTGCACCTGAAGATATAAAAGAGGACATTAGAAATTTAAATTTTTGTGTACATGCATTAGAACATGAACCAAGCAAAAACATATTACCTATACAGTGGACTAAAAAAAGAGAAATAATGCCACGAATCAAACTAACTGATGATGAGTATGATTTAATACAATTTCATACAACAAAAAACGAAGTATATCTAGCATACAACGAGCTAGGGAAAAATTATATTGATCTATGGCGAGATAACTTACCAGTTGATTACAATGCAACAAAAAATAATCATTACATAGGTGCTGACATCCAAATTTCACTCGCAGACAAAGAAAATATTTTTGATAAAGAATTTATAGATTGGTGTAAGGATAACAAAATCAATCATGAAGAGAAGAAAAACGGAATTGGTTTATTGCCAATTGGTAAAATAGAGTCTATGAACATAGAACATTTGACAAAAGAGAGCAAAGCAGATATAATAATAAGATGAAAAAGAAAATACAAAAGGCTGTCGAATGGATATTGTACAAACAAATACCTGCATGGATGTTGATTGTAGCGATTATCCTTTGGATAGTATTATAAGGAAAATAAAATGACAAAAGTATTCGACGCAACAAAATTTAGAAAGAGCATAACAAAATCAATCCAAGGATTGGGTATTGGATTCAGCGATCCCACAGATTGGATCAGCACAGGAAATTACGCATTGAACTATTTGATGACCAGTGATTTCAACAAAGGAATTCCGCTAGGTAAAGTGACAGTACTTGCCGGTGAGTCTGGTGCAGGTAAAAGTTACATAGCATCAGGTAACATAATCAAGAATGCACAAGAGCAAGGCATCTTTGTCATATTAATCGACACAGAGAACGCACTAGACGAGAAATGGTTACAGGCATTGAAAGTGGACACATCAGAAGACAAACTTTTGAAGTTAAGCATGTCCATGGTTGATGACGTGGCAAAAACTGTTTCCGAGTTCATGAAAGGTTACAAAGAGCAACATGCAGACAACAAAGAAGGTGCACCTAAAGTGCTATTTGTCATAGACAGTTTGGGCATGATGCTTACACCAACAGACGTTAATCAGTTTGAAGCAGGTGACATGAAAGGTGACCTGGGTAGAAAACCCAAGGCTTTGACAGCACTTGTGAGAAACTGTGTGAACATGTTTGGTAGTTGGAACGTGGGACTTATAGCAACCAACCACACATATGCATCACAGGACATGTTTGATCCAGATGACAAGATATCAGGTGGACAAGGATTTATCTATGCATCAAGTATTGTTGTTGCAATGAAGAAACTTAAATTAAAAGAAGACGAAGCAGGTAATAAAGTTACCGATGTGAGGGGTATCAGAGCCGCTTGTAAAGTTATGAAGACTCGATATGCAAAACCGTTTGAAGGTGTACAAGTCAAGATTCCGTATGAAACAGGAATGAATCCGTACAGCGGACTTGTAGACTTGTTTGAGAAAAAGGGTCTATTAGTTCAACAAGGTAACAGACTGAAATACATTGACAAGACAGGTAAAGAACACATTGAATTCAGGAAAGCATGGGTAGGTGATAAATTAGATATGATAATGGCAGAGTTCAAAGAAGAGGTACCTACAGAAATAGAAGACACGGACGCCCCTATCGAGGTCGAAACAGAAACAAAGACAAAGAGTAAAAAAGAATAATGATAGACTTTAAGCATGAAGACGTAGAACGTTTATGGAATTCCATTGTGCATTACGTACCAGAAAGACAAAAACTAGACATGGCTATTGACTTCATTGCTACCCTCGAAGATATTGGTGTGGAGCACGATGTCTTAAAGGGATCTGCAGAGCTTGATCCAAAACTAGAGGAAGCCGTCAACACTGTGTTCGAGGAAGACGAAGAGTCAGACGGATACGGCGAAGATGATTAATTGGTACAACGAAGTCAGCAGGAACCTAGACAAGATACCAGACTGCGTGGCATACTTTGACAAGGAATTGATCGAGGCTAAAAAGCAGTGCAAGATATACGGTAACCTAGAGAGGGCCAGTGCATCATTGCCTGGAATAGTGGAAGAAAGATTTAGCCAACTGCAACAACTGGAAGCGATCCTGGAATACCTAAACATAGAATTACGTAGATTAAGATCAAAAACCTTCAGGAAATATTTAGAAAATTACAACAGAGCACTATCAAGCAGAGATGCAGAGAAGTACGTGGACGGCGAAGATGATGTCGTGGACATGGACAAAATTATAAATGACTTCGCACTGATAAGGAATCAATGGTTGGGCATCACCAAAGGCTTAGATCAGAAACAATGGCAGATAACCAATATCGTCAAACTGAGGGTCGCGGGAATGGAAGATGCCGACATCAAATAGGATAATACTCACAGACGTAGACGGTGTGCTGTTGGAGTGGGAACACCACTTCACTAAATGGATGTTGCAACGAACACTGTTTGACGAGAGAGGTGCGAGATATCACCCACACAAACTACTACCAGACAAACAGAACACATACGAAATGGCAGAACGTTTTGGTGTGACCAAAGACGAGATCAGGAAGCACATCAGGGAGTTCAACAGGAGTGCTTGGATGGGAACACAGAGACCGATACTGGAGTCACAGACTTGGGTAAAACTGTTGGCGGCCGAGGGGTGGACGTTTATACCGATCACGTCCCAGACATCTGACATACCAGCACAACAGTTGCGTAAGAGAAGACTGGGAGAACTGTTTGGGGATCATGTCTTCACAAATTACCATATTCTAGGCACAGGTGCTGACAAAGACAGTGCTTTGGCGGAGTTCCATGCTACCGGACTGTATTGGGTAGAGGACAAGCCAAAGAACGCTGTAGCCGGGCTCAAATACGGTTTAAAGCCCATATTAATAGACCACCCATACAATCAAGATTTCAATCATCCTGACATTATACGTGTAAGTAATTGGAAAGACATACACCAAATAGTTTCAGGAAGAAAATGAAAATTTACGTAGGGCACGACAGCAGAGAAGACATAGCATACCAGGTTTGCGAACATTCGATCAAGCGTAGAGACCCGTCAGCAGAAATAATTCCCCTCAAACAAAAACAGATGCGAGACCAAGGACTGTATACCCGGCATGTGGACAAATTGGCGTCAACTGAGTTCACATTCACTAGGTTCTTCGTGCCATACATGAACGACTTCAAGGGATGGGCGGTGTTCTGTGACTGTGATTTCCTTTGGAAGATACCAAGCCATGAGCTTGTGAAATACTGTGACGACTCAAAAGCAGTTGTTGTAGTACAACATGACTACACCCCAAAAGAAACAACAAAGATGGACGGACAGGTGCAAACTTCATATCCCAGGAAGAACTGGTCAAGCATGGTATTATGGAATTGTGAACATCCTAAGAACAAAATACTAACACCTGAATTACTCAACGAAGAATCACCAAAGTTCCTACACAGGTTCAGTTGGCTAGATGATAGCGAAATAGGATCATTACCTTTAGAATATAACTGGCTAGTAGGCTGGTACAAAGAACCAAAAGATGGTGTACCTAAAATACTACACTACACAGAAGGTGGTCCATGGTTTGATGGTTACCGAGACTGTGAGTACAGCGATGACTGGAAGAAAGAACTAATAAACTTATTCAGTTCGTGATTCTATAAAAGATTTCAAAGCACTGACATCTGCATTTAATGTCCTGTCTCTCACTTTTGTCCATACAAATTGATCTCTTTCAGAAATATTAAAGTTCTTACGTATTTGTTTACCTGCATTATCGTCTAATATTTTTTTAGCCTTGAATTCTATCGTTGGCAGATAAAGACATCTGTTTAATTTACGTGCCACTTTTTGTGTGTATGAGTCAACATGCCAATGCCAAAAATATACAGGTGCAAGATATCCTAATGTGTTAATCCAGTTTTTATGCACGGCAAAGTGAGCGGCTGGTAATTTCGTGTCACCCCATAATGTAGGAGCATCTGCTAGATCCTTATTCTTTGCCCTACCATCATATGGTACCGCCATCAATATTTTGTCATCGTAACGATCGAATTCATCAGCAATCATTTTATCCCAATTTTGTGTTCTTACTTGCACGTCATCGCCCATAAGCATCACAATATCGTATGATGCCTTCTCAGCCATTAAGTTCCAACTATAACAAGTAGATTGATTTGGTCCAATGGTATAATGTTTTTCGTCGAGTAAATCTTTATACTGTTCTAACTTTTCATCGTCGTCGTTTAGATAAAATAGAAACTCTGTATCACCTTTTTGCGTTTCTGTTGCACTGTCAACCAATCGTTTTGCTAGTTCGGGCCTACCTCTTGATGGACAACAAAAAGAAATCATATCAATTTCTTCTTCCAAGTATCTGGGGTCTGGTCATTAATAATTTCCAATGGTAGGTGATATTGAAATTTCTTTGTGCCTCTAGTCCTAATGTACTCTGCTGTCTTTTTTACTGACTGTCGCATGTTTGTTGCTGTACTGTAACCTAATAATTCTCTTGCTTTGTCTGACGAACACACTGCTAGTTTGACTTCTTTAGGCCTGTCTTTGTGGTGTATAGGATCTAAATTAAGTCCTGTTTCGTTTGCACAGGCTTCTGCTAACTCATTGATTGTTATAGGTTCTTCGTCTGGGCCTATGTTGATTACTTCACCAACTACGTTGTCTTGGAACGCAAGTGCATTCAAACAATACAAACAATCATCTATGTAACTGAAACATCTTTGCTGTTTGCCATCTCCGTATATGATTGGTTGCTTACCTTGTAACATTCTGTTCAACATGATAGACATAACGTTTCTAAAAGGGTCATCATACTTCTGTCTTGGTCCAACAATGTTGTGTGGCACAGCGATCACATACTCAACTCCGTGTGTCTCACATAAATTTTTAAGCACATCTTCCCCAGCCTTCTTTGCGATACCGTATGGATCCTGGGGACGACACTCGTGGGTTTCTTTGTACGGCATTTCGTCATGATGCCCGTACCTTGCCATACTTGAACAATACACAATACGTTTGACTTTGTTCCTTATGGCCGCTGTAATAGTTGTTACCGATGCTTCAAATATATTTCTCGTAACAAGCACAGGAGAAAATACTGACAGTCCTTCGTATGCCGTTGCGGCAGTATGATAAACTATGTCACAGCCTTCCATGGCCTTGGTCATGTTTTCTAAATCGCAACAATCCACTTGATGGAACTCAACGTTCTGTGGGACATTGTCTGTGTATCCACCGATCATGTTATCATTGCCAGCCACTGTGTGACCTTCTGATAGCATCAAATCTGCTAGATGAGAACCTAAGAATCCTGCTACGCCTGTGATAAAAATTTTCATTTGGAGTATTTAATTTAAGTTATACACGGTAAAAAACTTTATCTGGCCAATGCTCCATTAACACTTTGAATCCTAGTGAATCCATATACTTCTCTATGTCAATATTGCTACTTCCATATTTTTTAGTATTGTTGTTTAATTCTATCATTAGATACTGTACACTCTCTAAAGTCTTTGTTGCACCTTTCAACACTTCCATTTCATATCCTTCAACATCTATCTTTATCAGGTCAACCTTTTCATAATTCAAATAATCTAGTGTGATCATCCTGATGTTTCCTTCTTTATTGACTCTTTTTGCCTGTGTAAAATCGTCCTCGGTCAATGATATTTCTTTTATTTCTGAACCAACGGCCTCCATTCTTGGATCGCAATTGATAGTACAGTTACGTTGTAAACATTCAAAATGTATCTTGTCTGGTTCGAAAGCAATCACTTTTTTTGCATATGGTTCAATGGCCTTTGTCCATGTTCCACACCACGCACCTATGTCGATCACTGTGTTAAATTTTTTATTCTGACTATCGCAGTAATCTATGAACTTCATTAGACATTTATTTTGGGTGAATGGTTGGCCTGCCTTCCATTGTTCTAAGTGTATATCATTTGATGGCACCCATAAACCGTTTACCTTTTCTATATTCATAGTATTCCCTTGTCCATCAGTATTTCTACTGCTGTGCCATTTTCAATCTCTTCTGGTGTGAACTGTTGATATGCCAGACTGTACAACCAAGGTTCTGGCCCGCCGTAGTAAGGATTCTCAATGTCTGCTAGTTCAACGTTGCCAACATCGACTGCAAAACTCTTATCATCACAGAACACAGGTATTCCCTCACACATTGCCTCCACTGCCGCGATCGAACAACTGGTTACCACACACCAGGCCTCCTTGAGGTCCTCGGATAGGGGTACTTTCGCTTCACTTGGTCCTGATGTACCCCTCCCCCTAGGCTTGTGTCGAAGTCGGATAGGTCTGTCCGTGTATCTCTTTACCTGCTCTATGGTCTCGTTTGTCCAATTGGGTCGACCAAGGTAGTTGTGTATGCCTGTGCTACTAGGACATACTAAAACATACTTGCCAGCGAAATTTGGTGCTTTGATCTTCATTCCAAACTTTTCAAATCTATCGGCCTTGCAATTTTTAATGTAAGGAACGTGAATGGCATTCTTGCACACACGCCAATAATGATTGTCAGGTTTCAGGTTATTGTTATCAAATCTTCCAAAGTAAGGTGTGTCTGTGAACCAGTAGTTGTGATTACGTGCTTCCGACTTCTTGACCATTTCTCTGTTGTTGCCAACGAACCCCCAGAACATGCTGTTGCTTACAGGATCTGTTTCGGTTGCGTTGTCTAATTTTGTTATCTGATCAGGCCATGACTTCTCGACACCGTTGAACACTTCCCATGCTTTGCTATTTTTATTATTAAATGGTGCGTAGATTGTTAGCATCTATAAATTCCATAAGTTGTTCAGCCCACTGCCTGTGACCTTCTGCCGATGGATGAGGATCACTTTTACTGCTTATCATTCCTTTGTCTAAAATAAATTCGTATTGACTGAGATTAGGGCTAAAAAATCTATTCATGTTTATGGAGTCTTTGATAATTTGGAAATCAAACATGGCAGACCCAAAATCATTTGGCAGAGAATTGTACATCACATATGGTATTTTCTTCCTTTCAAAATAGTTTTGCAGATCAAAAACACTATCCAAGAATCTCATTGTCATGTTATTTTCAATATCCCAACCTGTGTTTTTCCTTACGAAATCAACATTGTCTAGAGTTTTCCAGGTACGCCATGTAAGGTTAGTTCCAGGCATCCTGCCTTTTTTATGTCCGTCGTTGGTAACGTAGTCATTTCGGCTGGCACTGGACCAACCTATGACAGCGAAGTGCTTATCACGTTTGTGACGTTCCAACCACACCTTGGTGGTGAAACTAATCCTGTCATTTCCTCTGCCGCCCATAGCAAAGTTGACCAAAGGCATGTTATATTTTTCTGCAAGTATTTTCGTGGTAAATGTGTCAACACCGTCTTTGGGACGACTTGTAAGAAAACTGCAACCATTTGAAAATAAAAACATAGTAGTGTATTATAACATAATTATTAATTAAATGTTAGCAAAAAACATAAACTCGCTGAAGTATTTCCTCAATCGTTGGGAAACAGTAGACCACGAGTACGACTACACAGTGCCGTACCATCCAGCGATTGATCCGCACTTCACAAGTTTACCAACATTTGTGGCGGAGTTTCATAATTGTAAAGTACATACTTGCCCTTTGTTAGTAACAAGAGAAAATAAATTGATAACAGAACACGTGTGGAAACTGACTCACAAGAGCAGACACAAGCCACACAAAAGCCACAAGCTCTGGACCG